CTGTGTATGATTTCGAGGTGGATATTGATGCTGCACACGAGAATATTGAAAAAGGTGGTAAGGCCTATATCGATACTCTATCAGAGCAACATCAAGAGCAGTTATTGGGTGTTGAAGGTCGCAAGTTAGTGGCTAAAGGCAAAACATCATGGACTACATTGGCAAGGGGTTGGAATGATGAACCATTCCAATTGCGTGAGCCGGATAAAAAATCAAATATTTAGACCTACAGGCCTATGAGAGTGAACTCATAGGCCTTTTATAATGCCATCAACTAGGGGAGCCGAAAGATGGCAAATTTCATGTTGAAAAGGAGAAAGAAACATGAGTTTAGCAGAATTGTACAGCAAATTAGAGAATCTCGAAGGTGGCAAGGAACTTGTTGAAGGTTTCAAAGGCGAAATATCTCGCATCAACGAGGGTGCCAAATCCGACCGACTCAAATTCGAGAAAACCATTACCGAACTAACATCAGCGCGCGATGAGTTAAAGGGGAAGGTTGACGAATACGAGGCACACAAAGGCGATAAGAGTCCGGAGTTCATTGCACTTGAAAAGCAAGTGAAAAAACTTATGGAACAAAATGAGCAATCCGAGAAGGCTCGCCTTGAAGAGATTGAAAAGCGTACAAATTCCGAGATTAGTGCGCAAACGATTGCAGCACTAACAAAAGCGAATGCGATTGATCCACAAGAATTGGCCAAGCTAATTACACCACAAATCAAGGTTCAAGAAGATGGTTCCTATGGATGGACAAAGGAAGATGGCTCTATCGGTAGTATCGAAGAATGCACTTCCGCATATCTAGAAGGGAAAACATGGGCAGTTAAGTCCAACCAACAAGCCGGAAGTGGTGCGAGCGGTGGTGCAATGGGTGGCAATTCCCAACTCGCTGAAATGTTTAAATTGGCCGGTGTAGAACCGCCAAAAAGCTAATCTATTTTACAAACAATATGAGGTGAATTATGGCTTTAAACACAATTGAGGCAGCAAAGAATTTTCAGACAGTATTAGACCAACAAATGGTGATGGAAGCAGCAACAGGCTTTATGGAAGTAAATGCCGGTGATGTTGTATATGATGGCGGCGATACAGTAAAAATCCCAACATTGTCCATGCAAGGCTTGGCAGCATATGACCGAGAAGAAGGTTATAACAAAGGTACTGTTTCCCTATCCTACAAAGACTACAACATGACACAAGACCGTGGTCGACAATTCACATTGGATGCAATGACTGTGAACGAATCCAACTTCGTAGCAAACGCAACAAAAGTGATGGCAGAGTTCCAACGCACTCGTGTGATTCCGGAAGTTGATGCATATCGTATCTCTAAAATCACAGCATTGGCAAAACAGGCCAACAAAGTAACTCAATACAATCCGGCTGAGGCTGATGTTTTGAAAAAGTTAGATGCTGACTTGTACAACATCCTCGACATTATTGGCGATGCTAATGATTTGGTTATTCTTATGTCTTACAAAGCACAACAATTGTTGAATAACAATGAGAAATTCGCAAAACAAGTTGATGTTTCTCAATTCCAACATGGTGCCATCAATACACGAGTTAAAATGTACAACGATATTCCAATCATCAATGTTACATCCGACCGCATGAAATCTGCATTCGTGTTCCAAGATGGTAAAACAACAGGCCAAGAGGCCGGTGGTTTCAAGGCTGACACAGCTGCAAAAGGTGTGAACTGGATTATCATGAGCCGCAGAAGTCCAATCGCTGTTTCTAAAACAGACACAATGCGCATCTTTGATCCAATGACATATCAAAAAGCAAACGCATGGGCGATGGATTATCGCAAGTTCCATGATGTTTGGGTTCCAAACGAGCGTTTGGCTGCTGTATGGGCAAATATTGGCGCTTAATAGGGGGTAACTATGGAGAAATATCGCTTAATCCGACTAAATGAAGTTAAATATACCGATGATGATTATGTGCGTGATGCTCTAATCAAACAAGGTTTTGTTTTGGAACCGCTCGAAACAATCGAGCAACCAAATAACGAGGAACCTACAGAGGAACCTACAG